AGCACCAATAGTCGTGCTATTGATCGTGCTGTTTGTGATATTTACACCTGATTGGTCAGGATTTGCTGATGCGTAAAATGGCTTGTTCTGCCCAATAAATGTTACAAAGTTATCTTGGGCATCAAAATATGCCTGAACAGGCAATAAGTTTTGAACGGCTGATTGAGCAGGACTAGTCATTTTTGTTTCCTTTAAGAAGCTGTATGTAATATTGAATAATTAATAGTTACAGACTCGCTATAAGCATTGTTTGTGCTATTTTTAATAATTACAGAAAATGATCCATTAGCAATAGCTGCAATAAATACGTTATAAGCACCAACTGTTCCTCCCGAAGCAATAGAACATATAACATTATCATTAGCACTAACTTGACTATTTGTAACTACAAATAAAGCTTGAGCGCTAGGCGCTAATTGTGAATTAGCTGTAATAATTTGACCTGATGAAGTGTTAATTGTCACACCTGTAGTTTTATTATTGCTTTGCGTTACAGTTGCAAAATTACCAGCCGCATAACCAATAGTTGATGTTGCATATATGTTAGCCGCAGTAATGTCTGTTGCGTTGATTGGACAGGTAATTTGATTGCCACCTTGACCAAATAAACCTAAACAATTGTTATTTGCATCATATTTAGCTTGAACAGGTAAAAAATTGACTTCTGAACTACTTGCTACGCCTGGATTTGCCATAATAAATTTTCCTTAAGATTGATCGCCAACACCTGTTACATAAATAGTAGTTGTATCAGTTCCACCACAAATCGCTGTGATTTGGAATGGTAAAGTTGGAACTACTAAAGTGATAGGGTATGTCATATTTGCTGGAAGCACAAAATCACCTGGAGTGCTATTTGGAAATACCGCTGCTGGAGCAGTAGCCAAACTAGATACGTTTACAGCACAAGGTTTTGAGCCAACATTTAAAAATGTAGCATAATTAACTTGATCGTTAGTGGTATCGTCAATAGTAACTGAAGTTGAAGATGTAGCTGTTACAGCAATGGCATAGGTTTTTCCTGCTGGTCTTAAAACTGTGGTATTAGCCATGATTATTTCCTTGAATTAGTTAAATTATAAACTTTAATAGAAAAAAAGCCATTAGAAATTTAATGGCTTCTTCTCATTACATCACTTGCTTATAGTGTTGTGAAATCATAGCCATAAATATATACATCAAATGTTGCAGCTGCACCTTGTGCTGTTCCAACGTTAACATATAAATTTTGACCTGTTTGCACATTTGTTCCACCTGAAGCAATAGTTCTTTCAGACACGATTGTAGGGCCTGTAAGAGCAGAAACTGCTGCGGTAGTTACAATTGCTGAACCTGAACCACTAGCGCCAAGAGGTGCAGTATATACACCTGCTGTTGCAGTAGTTAAGCTAATTGAAGCATTAGTGAATACAACAAATTTTACTGAATAAGATGATGAATCTAATAGAGGTAAAATTGTGTCACCTGCGTAATTAGCGTTAACACCTTGGTAAGAAGCTAATAATCTTAATGCTTGATTAGAGCCTAATACTTGTGGGTGTCCGCCTTGGGTTATTGCTGGGCCTGGATTTGAAGTAGCCATAATATTTTCCTTTTCTGTTATTTAATAGAGAGGGCTTTGACACCCTCTCACCGTTACATTACTTAAGCTGCTACTCGGCAAGCTAACTCTGGGTAGAGTGGCGCCCAACCGTATAGAACATCAAGACGTGTAGGAATTGAGTCATTGTTAATTGTGTATTGACGAACAACACGCATTGAAAGACCAATTTCCTTATCAGATGCACGACCTGCAAAGTGAACACCGTCAGGTAGCTCAAGATCAGCTACTGCGAGAGTGAACGCATTTCTGTGCATAATGATGTTTTGAGGTGATGTAACACCTGTGTTATTGAACGGAGTAACAGTTTGTGAGCCTGTTGATGTCACAACTACGTTTTGGAATTGACCTGCTGTAATAACAGCTGGTGAAACCGTAACTTGAGCTGTGCCACTTGAAGCGATTGTTACAGGAGCAGTAACAACAAAGTTGCGTAATTTACCATATGATTGACGGTTTTGTGGGTTAGCACCATAAACGCCAGCGATAGTAATTACGTCACCTTGGTTAAGTGTTGCATTAGCAGTAGCTGCACCAATAGTGATTGTTGAAGTTTGCGCCCAACCACTTGTTAGGAAGCCTGCTGCTGTAGTAACGTTACATGAAAGAACAGAAGTTGCATATGAACCAAAAGTTTGTGAAACAACGTTTTGATCTAATTTCCAATTCATACCACCTGAATCACGACCCATTAAACCTTTAGTATATTGAGCAGAAATAGCTGTTTGTGGATTGAAAAGACCTTTTAAGCTATCAACAATAGTTGCAGATGTAAATGGCTCAACGATACATGATCTGCGGCCATCTCTAGGAGCGCCTTCAGAATCAAGGTATGCTTGACCTGTTAAGTATGTGATTAAGCTTGTTGGAGTTACGCCTGCTGTGCCAACGATGTTAGCTGTGTTGTTTTTAGCAGTTGTAAGACCGTCACGATCAATCTTATTCGCAATCGCTGCAACAGCTGGTTTCAATACACGATCAGAGAACATATCTAAAGATAATGCTAAGTCTTGTGTAGTGAATTGTGTGTCAACGTGGAATTGTGTTGATAAAGTAACAGGGACTGAAGTTTCATTGAAATCTTCAACGTTTAATGCTGGGCCTGTTGTGCCGATGAAACGACCAGGTCTACGAACGTTAACTGTGTTACCAATTTTTGCGCCTACTACAGCGAATTGGTCGTCATAGTTACGGTCAACTTCTGATGTGAATGTTAATTCATTTTCCAAGACCATCAACGCTTCGTTAGTGATCTTGCTAATGGTTAGTAAATTATTAGCCATGATATTTCCTTATTTTAAGAGTTTAATATCCTGCTACCTAATTTTTCCTGCTTTACGAGATTCACGCCATTGTTGATAAGTGCCATGGAATTCACCATCTGAACTTACACCAACATCGGCAACTGCTGAACTCGTCTTTATAGGACTAATTGGTGCAGGTGCTTTACTGCGTGCAATAGAAGGTTTCGTTTCAGCTTCAGTCTTGGCCTCTTGTTTTGTATCATTAGCCTCAAACTTTGCTTCCAATTTACCAATTTCACGAAGGGCTTTGATTGGTGTAGATGAGTTTAGCGTTTCTACTAGCTCGGGATTTTCTGCTAGGTGATATAGGATTCTTGGGCCTACATCGGACTCTATAATTGCATCTCTGATAACATCGCTCACTTGAACGTCTGCTGCCGAGGCAATCATTTCATCATAGTCAGGTAAATCCGCCTTAATAGCAGCTTCACGTTGTTTCCAAGAATCAGCCATTTTTTGACGATTTTCTTGGTCTGTACGTTCCGCTTCGGCTTTCTCTCTATTCAATATAGCTTGTTCAGCACTCCATTCAGCTAATGCTTCAGCGTATTCAAACGCATCATTAAACTGACTAGGGCTGGGCTTTACGTTTTCCTCTACAGGTTTCGGTTCAGCCTTTCCTTCTAGCTCTTTAATACGACTTTCTAATGCTTCACGTTGCTCACGTTCACGAGCCGCTTCTTTACGCGCCTCTTCACGTTGCTTTGTTAGCTCTGAAAACCGCTTTTCAAGCTTTGGATTTGGTTTCTTCTCTTCTGTTGCTTTTGTTTCTGTTTCTGTTTCAGTTGTTTCTGATTCACTCTGAACTTCAGCTTCTTCCGTTGGCTCTGTTGTAGAAACTTCCTCTTTAGGTGCTTCTGCTTCAGCCTCAATCGGTGCTTGTTCAGCTAAACCCAACTTATTTGCGTAAAACTCTTCTGCGTTAGCAGAAGTGACTACACTTCCTGCTTCTTTTTCTGACATGGATAACTCCAAGATTTTTACCCAATGAATCCATTGGTAGATTGTTGCTTTATACTACAAAACTATTTATTTATCAATTGTTACTTAAATTGCTCTTTCTGTTGTTTCAGCGCTAGCCATATCTGCTTGGCTATTACTCATATTAGCTAATATAAGCGCTATTTGCGCTTTAAGTTGCTCAATTTCAATTTTAGTGTCGTTATCAATGTCTTTATTACGTCTGCTAGTTTCTTCACGAAGTTCTGTATCGTGAGCTTTAGCTGTGACATCCATAAGTTTACGTTTAGTTTCTGCATCTTGTTTAACTCCTTCAATATCTTGACGTTGTTGTATGTAAACTTGCATATCTTGCATAGCTTTTTGTAACTGTTGGTTTTGAGCAGATAATTGTTGTAATTCCATTTGAATTCTTGGTGGAACTTTAGACTTATCATCCACTTTAGCTAATGGGTTATTAACGGCTAATCGGTCAGCAATAGTTTCAGCGCCTGGGAAGTCCATGTTTCTTACTAATAGATCACCAGCTTGTTGAATTAGTGTTGGATCAGCTGCAAATAAAGCCATCATAGAATCTACTGCTTCTTGGCGTTTAGAGTTATAACCTGGGCCTGTATCCATAACAATATCGTAATCGCCTACTGTTACGTCGTTTAAAATCTTTGTAATGCCTTCCTCGTCTTGACCAAATTGATTAATAGTTAAGATTTCAGGCTTTCCATCGTCACCAATAATACGCATAACTCTTTCACGGTCATAGATTTTAGGTATTAGGTCTAATATTACACGGCCACATTGTCTAATAGAACGAGTTAAGTTGTCATAGTAGTGGAAGTTGGTCATATCAACTTGTTGTTGTTGACCTTGTAATGCTTTACCTGAAATATTGCCTTGTGGTAGTTGAGCTGGATCAAATATACCTACAACTTGCATTAAGTCGGTAGTCATAGATTGAGCCGCAGCCATAATGCCTGCTGGTGGTGGTTCAGGTTGTAATCTTTGTGGAACAGGAGCTGGTTTACCATCAATGTCTGTTTGTTTATAGCGTAAAACAGGCATAGATTTAATGTTAGCTTGCGCCCATTCATTCTCATGGCCTTCGTCTTGTCCTTCAGCCAATAGCCATTTAGCTTTAGGTGCTAATGCAACTGATTCAGTAAGGGAAGTTTGCCAAAAGTTATACATTCTTTGTGGGTCTTTAGCCATGCGAACAATACCAAATTTCTTTTTCTTGTTCTCAACGACTGTTTCTTGGCCATACACAGGAATAATAGGAATGTATTTACCTGCCCACTCGCCCTCTTCTAATACTTCCATAGAGGTAAGTTTGCACCATTTAATCTTCTTCTCAAATGAATTACGAGTTTCCACGATAGTAATACCTGCTGCGTCTAATACTTCTTGTGGTGGTAATTCGTCTGACTTAACGCTTGAGCCATCTGATAATAAATGAATCTTAATAGACTTGCGTTCTGTATAAAAATATTCAGCTAATCTAATATCTTCCTTCATTACCCATTCAGGATTAGTGTCACCTGTGCCACGCATTGTGAAACCTTGTTGGGTTTCTGCATTAGGATACATTTTCTTGAAGTTTTCTTTAGATATAACTGTAGTAATTAGGACTGTTTCTGCGTCTGATCCGTCAGGTAATACTGAATTAGGATCAAAGTAAACAGTAAAGGGATTATCAATAGCTCTAATGTAGATTTCTTGATCGAATGAATCGTCACGCACATAATCTGTAGTTACACGCCAATATCCCCAACCCATTCTGACAGCAAAGTCACCAGCTTTATCATAAGCTGCGTCTGCATCGGATTGAACTTCAACGTGGCGGCAGATACCTTGAATGATCTCGGCCATTCTTGCATCTGATTCTGTATTCATGCCATGAACTTTAATGCGTGGTCTTTGTTGACGCATTTGGTTAGCTAATTGACGGCAATAAGCATCAACTTTATTGACAGTTAAACATGGGCGAGCTTCAAGCACTCGGCTATTTTGTATTTCAACAGGCCATTGGTCACCTGCTGCAAACTTTAAATCCTCTAACGCTTCTGATCTATTCATTTGATCTGCTTCGTTAGCAAATTGTAGGAATTTTATCGCATCCGCTATTCGTGGGTCATTATCAACTGCGTTTGTGTAGTTTTCTGCCATGTTTTATCCTATGCTAACCAGCTTTGTCCGTAATTCATTTGAGGTTTGTGAACCTTGCGTTCTTTTTTGTCACTAATCATTAGCCCAATATACCTAAAAGCATCCGCTCCATGTGAATATACATCATGGAGTGGGTTTCTGCTGAATTGTTTTGTATCAGGGTCAACTTCATATCTATAGTGACGCAAGCATTGTAACCCATCTGCACAATTTTCTCTATCGAAATAGCAACTATTGAAGATAGTTCTTGCTGCGTTTATAGAATCAACCACAGGAACTCTAGGCAATATGTTAGTTTTAAATCCAGCTGCTCTTACAATATCATCTATTGACCTACCAGCTGAAGCTATAGTTTTGCTCTCTGCATCATGTGGAAGGTGAATAGTTTCGTAAAAATAGCCAAATTTTTGCATTTCCTGCAAATAATGAGTCATAGTTTTTTGCGTATCTTGCAAATATCTGATTAATCTTGTTTCCATGCCTACAAATTGCACAAACCAAATAGCCGTGTGATCTGCCCAACCTAAATCGAATACAGCATGAACAGGTTTGGTTGCATCGTATGGGACTCGTGTAATTCTTCCTGACAGCTCTGCCATGTTCATTTCATTAGCAAAGATAGCTCCATCAACTGTGAGTCGGCATAGACCTTCCCATACATTGTTATAGGCTTGTAAATCTCTACTCTTTAATGAATCTTTTTCTAATCGTAGCGTTTCAGGAAACCATGGATTATCTGACCAATTAATTCTTTGAACTACAGAGTGTTCAGGTGGATTAATTACGAATCTTTGATAGGTTTCATCTGACTCTAGTTCAGGATTGAAAGTAATCCATATTTCTGACTTTTCTTTACGGATTGTAGGAATAAGAACATTCCATGAGGTTTTGGATACAGTTTGTGCTTCCTCTACCCAGCACACATCTATGCCCTCGAACGACTTAACATTCGCTATGTTGTTCTTTAAACCTACGAATGAAAACTCTGATCCGTTTAATCCTCTAATTGTGGCTTGGGTAATCTCATAGAATGATTGCAAACCCATCTCTGCAATTTGATCTGATAGAAGTTTATGCACAGAATCCTTCATAGAGGTCATAAACTCTCTAGCGCATAATACTCTGATTGGTTTTCTTGCACCTAAAATAAGCAAAGCTCGTGCAACACCCCAAGACTTTGCACCGCCTCGACCTCCATATAGGACTCGATAGCGTGCTTCTTTTGGTTCAAATAGACATTCAAGCTTTTGAGGGAACTGAACTTTCCCTATTGCTTCATTTAATTGTTGGTCATTCACTAGGTTTTACAAACGTGACTTCAATCCCTGTCAATAATGGACTTCCTTCAGCTCCTGTAATCTCTTGGAATTGAATTGCTTTACCATCCAATCGATCAACTACCTCTTTAACCGCCCATGGTTCACGAGCAACTGCTGCTTCGACTAAACCTTCAACGATAGAGGGAAGCTTGTCAGGATTCTGAACAATGTGCTTGCGTAAGGCATCATAGAACAGTTTTGCCTTAACTCCATTTTGATTTCCGAAAGGTGCGCCTGCCATAATTAAGTCAATAATTAACTAATTGATTAAATTATATTATACAGACGGCTCTTCAGGCAACGGATCAGCTTTAGCGTTCTCTTCAACTTTAGCCTTTTCAGCCTCTTGTTGTTCTGCTATTTGTGGGATTGCTTGACCTTTAATCTTTGCGACAATAGGTTCAGCGTGTTCCATTGGAAGTTTATATAGACCTGCTACTACTAATTCTGCTTCTTTGATTTCA